CATTTATCCATTTTTCCTGAAAGCCTGAGCGCGAGCAGCGCCACTGCCACGGGCCACTGTGCCACCACCCTTCATCTTTTTAACCTTGCCGCCCTTGTCGTACTCAACCTTGCCGCCTTTGTTGTACTGCATATCGGCTTTACCTGGCTTCTTTTTCTTGCTGTCATAATAACTTGGCATTATTTTCTCCTTAATACTTTTGTTAAACCTCTGACTGCTTTTCCGTCAATACTTCCTCCTTTTGCAAATTTAAGAGGAACCTCTATTTTAGTTTCTTTAAAATCTTTACCTGCACGATTTCTATTTAATCTAGTGTCCATACCTTTTCTACGAGCAATTTGCTCTAATTCTTTGTTTTTAACTCCACTATATCCTTCCGATCTTGTTTTTGCAGAGGCTTTTTTTGTTAATTCAGAATCAAATTTTTTTATTTCTTTCGCGGCCTTTGTAACAGCAGATTGTCCATATTTTCTTATAGCTGCCCCTGTTCCTGATGACATAACAAATTTTGCGACTACACCTAATGCTGGCAAAGCCATAATTTTCTCCTAATAATAAGCTGCTCGTTTTTTAAGCATCGGCTCATCTTCTTCATCGGAACTAAGCCTTAAAAACCCGCCTTGGCGGAACCGTAACAAAGCCTGTGTACTGCTGTCCACCAGATCATCATGCTCTCCTACGGGAAAAGAGGCAAATTCTTCTATAACCATTTCGCCAAATCGAGTCTCTGGACACCAAACAACACCTGATGCAAACATATCTGCTACTGCATTTACACGCGCTACTTTATCATTTCCTCTCGATGGAGTGTACTCTGAAACAGGTATTCCCATTGCTCGTAGCTCAAATACTAATGGCGCTCCAGCAGCTTTAGCCTCAACAATACAAGCATCAGGTTGCCAGTTATTATAGAACTCCATTGCTGTTTTCTTTAGTTCTGGAAACTCCATCCGTTTTTTGTAAGCATCAAGCAGGATTATATTGGCTCTTGTAGTGCCATCTTCATCTGGCTGGTAGAAAACACCCCAAGTGGTACAGGCAGAAAAATCAGCCCTTCTGGTTTTAAGAAAAGCGGTATCCCAAGATTGAATAGTAAACTCACAATTCGGTGGATCGTCACGCTCCCAGCGTTTCCACCACTCACGTTTCACTAAAGCACCTTCCTCAGAGGTAGGACTTTGCTGATACTGCGCTTCCCATTTAGCGGAAGGTAATTCATTTTGCAGAGCAAGCAGTTCTTTCTGGCTCCAGAACTCAGGCCAGAGTGAGTTACCCGAAGGCATTAAGGCAGGAAACTCAATAACTTCCCAATCATCCACTCCCTCTCTTTGCGAGGATGCTTTAATAATCTTTCCTGTTAAGTCCCGTTTATGCCATCGGGTCATAACAATAATGATTGCACCGCCTGGTTGTAATCGTTGTCGTGGGCCGGAGGTGTACCATTCATAGGTTTTATCAAATACAGCCGCATCAAGGCTTTGCCCGTCCTGCTCGGAGTGGGGATCGTCAATGATGAGTAAATCAGCACCTTTACCCGTGACCGCACCACCAACACCGATAGCGAAGTATTCCCCGCCCTGATTGGTACTCCAGCGTCCTGCTGCCTTGGAATCTGCTCTGAGTGCTAATGCTGGGAAAATTTCTTTAAAATCTTCAGAATCCACGAGATTCCTGACCTTACGCCCAAAACCCACAGACAGTTCCGCTGTGTGTGATGTCTGAATGACTTTCTTTTCAGGGTTTTGTCCTAGAAACCAAGCGGGTAATAGGTAAGAGGCAAACTCACTTTTGGTGTGTCTGGGTGGCATATTGATAATAAGACGCTTTAGATCGCCTTTAATAACACGCTCAAAAGCATTGGCAATCACTTTATGATGCCTGCCTTCAATAAAAATAGGCCAGACATAATTTACAAACCCAAGAAAACTATCTCTAGCAACCTCCTTTTTCTTAGCCTCTTCTAAATCTTCTAGTAATTCTAGCACTTCCCGCTGGTCTTCAACAGGAAGATGCTTTACTTGGCTCAGGTTTTTTAAATCAATTCCTTCTAGCATTTGCCTGCCTGTCTATTTAATCAACTTATTTATTTTTACTCGGTTTTTAATGTGACCTGCGGCTATATCGCTCTTAGACTGACCAAAATAAGGCATTGCATGACCTATATCACACATCATTTCATTAGCGCATTGCCCGTCTTTATTAATAATTTTACCTAAAATACGACCAAACTTCCCTCTGCCACTGCCTTTGGCGGTTTCCAGAGTAATTTGGTAATCCTCGGCTTCAATAAAATTAACGAGATATTTCTTGGCTAGAAGGCCATATTTCTTCTCAACCTTATCTCTGGTGCGGGATTCAGGGGTATCAATGCCATAAAGTCGAATACGTTGCTTGGCTAAGATAACCTTAAAACCTAAGTCGATATCACAATCAACTGTGTCTCCATCGACAATTCGAGTGATTTTAGCTTTGTATTGGTACATCAGAACGCCTTTTCATTAATCAAATTAGACTGAGTTGCGGGTTGCGGTTCCCTAGTAGGCGCAACGTGCAACTCTCCTGCTGTTTTAATTTGTTTATTGAATTTAGAATCATAATGAGAAACAAGATCTGAATAATCTTTCTTCATAAATTCCTGCCAGGAAAGTGTTCCTATAAAGCTCATTACTTGCTTATCATTCAGAAACCTGCAATGTTCCCTGTAACCCTGCATCTGTAACACCATTAACCGACCATATCTGCAAATGCAGTTCCGTTGAGCCAAAATTGGTTGGCACATCAAAAGAAAAGCTGGTTCCAGTTGGAATAGCATCCTTTTCATTAGAATAACCACCACAACTACTTGCTACCTTCATATCCCATACAGACCCAGCAGGGCTGGTTATTTCACCAAAAATAGATATTTTAGAGCCAAGCGTAGTGTATGTCTTGGTTTCAGACCATTCACCACTAGAATCGAGGGTAAAGTTAATATTTTCACTTTCAGAAAGAAGTGAATCGGGTAGTTCATTGTCCCATGCTTTAGGATAAGGATGTCTTTCAGGTCTGTTCAGATCACTCATTAGAATATCCTAAAATTAATGCATTGAATCCTTGTGAGTTTTAATTGAACTTTCCTCATCCTCAACATTAACAAGCGCATCCTCGTCAGAATGATTATCAACGTATTCCTCCGCTATAGCCGATAAAGTGGCTAACTTAGAGTTTAACAAATCCTCTATCTCTGAAGAAGACCGTTCTTTATTTTCAATTGAAATGTCAGTGCGGAGCATCCCACTAACACGGGCAAGCAGTTCAGCACTGCGGAGTTGACTTGTACTGGCCTCAATATCACCATCTATCCACGTTCTTAGCTTATCAAGAACCCGCTGGGTATCACTAAGAGCCAGTATTTCTTTCTTTTTCTGCACTTTCTTTTCAAATTTATTGATTAAAACCCTTTCTTCATCAATAAGCCTAGAAACCGTATCGTTGACAATAAGCCTACAAGCCTCTACTCCTTGAGCGTTCCTGGGATTAAGTTCTTTATAACCAGCTTTTACATAAGCATCTATGGCAGTAATAGGTTTTCCCTCTTCATCACAACCATTTGCAATGAGCTTGGCAAACCTTTTCTGTTTTTCTGTAGCCACTTGCATCCACATTTATTAAAAATAATGGGTGAATATAACAGAAAGAATCAATTTAGGGAAAAAACGACAGAATGGCTCTCAGACAAAAAGTTTAAAAAAACTGAGTGTCAGTTTCGGGGAAAGTAGCAGCTAGGATAAAGAGCTGGCAACTTACATGTTTCTGACATAACACCATCCTGTCGTAGTAACTTTCCTATTTCCTACTAGGACTATCCTATTAGTACAGTCCTAGTAAGTATATAACTTATAAAAACTAGGACTGTTCTATCCTAGTACAGTCCTAGTACAGTCCTATGCTAGTACAATCCTATCCTAGTACAGTCCTATCTATTTGTATTCCTATAGGGATTATACGGAGAGTAATACCAAAGGAAAAAAAAAGCAAATTTTTTGCAGAAAATTTTTAGTGCTGGGACTCCCAGGGCTGTTTCTGAGAAAAAAAGGGCTAGTAAAATAAAGAAGATCAGGAATATTTCTCCTTTTTTAGAAAAGAGTGGAGATTTAATGGCTATACAGATGTCGGTACTAGATGAGAAATTAACGAATTATTCGAGTGGAACTCTACGTATAACTCCCCGCGCCGCACGGCATTAAATTATGGGGGGGGACGGGTCGGAAATAGGTACTATCATTTTTTGTGGAAATTTCAGAATCGGCCTAAAAATACTGGGAAAATCTGGCCGTTTGTCGGCATATCATTATCGGCATTCAACGTACCAGCAATTCAACGTGCTCAGCTCGGCAATTTTGGCCGATATCGAGACACCTTATATATAGGGCTGGAACAAGCGTAAAAATAAATACCGAAAAGACTAGACATGACATCCGACATTGTTGTAAGATCCTAAACAGCAAGACAGGCAGCGGCCTCTAGCTTGTTAAACAAGGGATTAGCAAGGGATAAAAAAATGACAACATTAAAAACAAATGAAAATATCAGAATAGCAAAAGCACTCCGCACAAGTTTTTGTGCAATTCAAAGGGACATATTAAAAGCCACTTGCATGTCGGATGAATACCTGGTTGAGCAAATCAGAAAAGCGCAAGAAGATCACAAGATATTTGATCGCATAACAAATGAAATAAAGCGATCAGATATTAATTTATATGAAAAGGAAATTCTTGGATTGATCTAGGTCGAGCGATACCAGAACGACAAATAACCAACCACATTTAATAGAGGAACAAAAAATGAAAAATGAAAATACAGCAATAGTGGCATGGGTACCGACTAAAGATGAACACCTAACAATAGCGGGTGTACATGCCATTGGCGGTCAAATAATTGACGATAGACAAATGACATACAGTGACGCCGCTTGTCGCGCCTTTACTCTTTCAACAAACTCGCCAGCACAGGGGCAATACATACCTGTACATCTTTAAAAAAACCAACAAAGAGGAACCAACAATGAATACACAAGACCAAATTAATTACGATCTAAACTCAACCAGCTCTTACACCCATGGCGCAAAAATCCATCAATGCCCGAACCATGTTATACGGCGCAATTTCAGGATGTGGCTAGACGGCAGCTATCACGGTGCACACATATATCACGTTAATGTAGAAAGAATCCAAGACATTAAATATTCACACAAAAAAATGCG